TCTTCAACAGTTGTTAAACCATTTGTAATATTTCTTAGTTCACTTCTATAATTCATCCAAGAAGTTTTTTCAGCAGTTGTTAAAGTAGTGTCTGGCAGTTGTGTCCAATCACTAGCAGATAACAAAGTATTTCTTTTTTGTCTTAAATCTGCCATAGCTCTATCAAATGCACCATTGTTCCAAGCAGTTTCATCTTGCTGTCTTTGTGCGATTTCCTCTGATGTGAGGTTTACTTTTATTCCATTTACTAATTTGTGCATAATGTTCTCCTTATAATTTAATTTACTCCGAATAGCAATATCTGACCAGCATCTATGTTTCCAGTATTCATTTTGAACTGTACTGCATCAATAGAACTTGTAGTGTTAAAATACCCAGCAGTATATTCATCTTGAGCATAACTACTTGGGTCATTAATTGTTCTTGCTGTCCAATGTTTTACAAATGTTGTAGAACTTGGATTGTATAAGTGCATATAACCACTTATACCACTATCATTTTCATTATCTGCACTACCTAGAACCATAAAGTTTGTAGTTTGTGCTTGGTCGCTTCCTGTTAAATATTGTGGTGCACCATATTCTGAACCATCTTCTTTGTGATATGCGATAAAGTAAGTTGAAGTTAAAGTTACTCCATAGCTTGAACCACCATCAGTACTTGTTTGAAATTTAAACTGTTGTCCATCAGTTTGAGGGTGTATGTTTACAAAATAAAAAACATATTCCTTATATGTACTATCAATACCAGATGTAAATTCTATACTAGCACTAGCACTAGCTGTGGCAGTTGAGATATGAGTTAAGCTACCCAATGAACTTATAGAACCAAATTCAGTTACATCTTTTACTGCTCTGTTGTTTAGTTTTATTAAAGCCATTATTCTCCTATTCCATATAGTTTTATTGTACCAGAATCTATATTGCCAGATGACATTTGAAATTTTATTGCATCAACTGCTGATGTGGTATTTCCATATCCAGCAATAAAACTATTAAATGAATAATCTTCATAATGATAAGTATTTGTAGTTGCAATAAAATGTTTTACAAATGTAGTAGAGCTTGGATTAAATAAATGTAATGTTCCAACACAAGATTGGTCATTGTCATTTCCTATTTCTGAATTATTTAAACCTTGAAATCCTGTTCCTTGTGCTAAATCTGAACCAGTTTCATATCTTAAATTTGAAGTACTACCAGATTCATTGTGATATGCTCTAAAAAAAGTAGTAGTCTTAGTTACATTGTAATTAGAACCCCCATCTGTAGATAAATTAAATTGAAGATCAACACTATCAGTTTGTGGGTGGATATTAATAAACTCAAACTTATAAATAGGATAGGTGCTATCTATTCCACTTGTAAATTCTATTGAGGCACTACCACTTGCAGTTTGAGAAGATATTAAAGTCATCTTACCTTGTGCAAGACTTCCAGCAGAAGTTATGTCAGATATGGAATTGTTATTGTGCTTAACTAAACTCATTATGATACTCCATACATTTTGATTATGCCAGAATCTATGTTGCCACTATCCATTTTAAATTGAATAGCATCTACTGCACTAGTTGTGTTTCCATATCCACCCAAAAATTGTTGTTGACTAAAATCACCAGCTTCATAAAGATTACAAGTAGCCATAAAATGTTTAACAAACGTTGTACTTGATGGCTCAAATAAATGAAGCTCACCTGATAAACTTTGATCATTGTCAGTACCTATTCCATAACCTATAGTTTGAAACCCTGTTCCTTGTGCTAAATCTTGTTGTGGATGATAAGCTAAAGCTGTGGAATTATCAGCTTCATTGTGGTAAGCTCTAAACATACTAGATGTTTTAGTAACATTATAATTTGAACCTGAGTCTGAACTCATATTAAATTGAAATGCAGCTTGATCTACACTTGGATGTATATCTATAAATTTAAACACATAAGAATCATAAGTTGAATCTATCCCTGATGTAAATGAAATAGATGCACTAGCACTTGCTGTTTGGGTAGAGATTAGATTTAAAGCACCACCAGATATACCAGATGGTAATGCAGTTATGTTTGCTAGTGAGGAGTTATTGGCGAATACTAAAGCCATTCTATACTCCTATAAGTGCTTTTACTTCTTCTTCGCTTAATCCAAGATCAATAAGTTTTTGTTTGCCAGATGCTTTTTTATTTATTGTGTTTGCATCTGCATCTTTTAATTCTTGTATTTTAGCATATACTTCTGCTTTGCTTGGCATAGTAGCATCATCTTTAATAATCTTAATACACTCATAACACATTCTATGTTCGTTAGGAATTTTATTACCATTATCATCATGTGTTTTCCAACCATACCAATTCACACCATTAGTATCGTTAAATGATTGTAATGCTAATTGTAAATAATCTTTATCCATTTTATGTATCTCCTAATCTAATAAAAGTAACACCTGTTTTAGTATAGCTAGTATTACCTGTTATATTTGTTGAAGCACCAAAAGCAACAGTTGCAAATTTTATTTTGTGTGTTGATGTATTAGTTACATCAAAAATAGTTGATTGAGTAGCACTTCCAGTAGCTGCACTAGCAGAGGTATTTCCAGCAGATAATTCAGCAACCAAATTATAAGATGAATTATCTATTGTTGTATTAATTAAAACTCCACAATTACCATCACTACCACTAATAGTAAATCTTGCACTAAATGTAATTAAATAAATTCCAGTTGATGGAAAACTAAAAATACCAGAACTTTCTGTCATGCCTGTTCCAATTTTAGTCCAACCAGTATTATCAACTCTTTCCCAATTAGTTGTTATATCAGCATCTGTACCTGTATTTGTATCAGCAGTTATTCTCCATTGATCAGCTTCTGTAATTCCACCAGCACTAGCAAAAGTATTATCTCCTCTTAAAAAGGTTGTAGCATCTTTAGTTCCTGTTGCTGTTAGTTTAGCAAGTGAAACAGTATTATCTGATGGAACTCCTACATCTAAGGAATTACCCAATACAATTATAAAATCAATTACATCTCCTGTAATTAGGTTACTAGCAAAAGTTATTGTTGAACCAGAAACTGTAAATGAATCTGTTGGGGATTGTAAGATACCATTTAATGAAACTAAGAACTGATTGACATTAGAATATTCTGTAAAGTTAGCACCACCATTTTGCATAGTGTAACTAGCTTGACCATTGACTACACTTATTGCGTCTAGCTTAACGAAGTTTCCTATTGCTGGTTGTTTTCCTATGTATGCCATCTATTATCCTTTAGGGTATTTTGTTTTTATTTCATTAATTTTGTCTTGCCAAATAGTAGTTCCATTAACACTATCCCAATATTGCATATCTAATTGTTCTTGTATTGATGGATATTCTTTTGCTCTTTTATACTGATATTCGTTAGGATCAACCCATACATTTACATCTGTCCAATCAATAGAAATCTCATTACCATCTTTATCCCAAGCAATTATATCTGATTGGCTATTTCCATTTATTGTAACTGCTTCATTGTGAATTGTTCTAATTGCTTTATATAAATCTGTCATTATACTAATATCTCCATCACAGTAATTGTACTGTCACCTCTATCATTTGTACCAGCGTTATTTCTATTTATATTTACTGGATTAGTTCCATCATTTTTAATTTGAAGTTTGTATGTCAGAGCTGATGTTGAACTAGGCGAATCTAAAAATTGTACTGAAAAAACCTCTGTCTGATTAGTGTCTGTTCCAGGATCTAATATATTTGCTAAAAGAGCTGTGCTATCTCTAACAAGTTGATGATGAAAATTATCGCTTGTTGTTTTTCCATAAATTCCTGTGCAAATACATAATATTTTACTTGTGGTTGCAGATGGTGTTATAGAAACTGATAGTCCTGTTACATCAGTAAAACTACTGCTACTTGTTTGAAAAACATCAGTTTTAACTGTTTGAACAACTTGACCAATTTTTCCACCACCAGCACTAGCGAATGTGTTATCGCCTCTTAGAAATGTAGTTGCGTCTTTTGTACCTGTAGCAGATAAATCAGCTAACCCAATAGTACCATCTTCAATATCTGCACCACTTAAAGGTACTGCTGTTGGTTTGTTTCCTATAAAAGGCATTTATTTCTCCTATGAACTAATTGCGTCTACTGTTGATACCCAAACATCTAATGATGAAGCTGTGTCTGATACTACTTTTAAAGCATCTCCAGATTGAACTACAAATTTAGCACCACCATCTAAAACTTGTAGTGCTGAACCTGCAGGAATTG